GTTCTGCGCGTTGGTAGCCTTTCGGGGCTATCGGATCGCCGGTCGCCAGTAGTGGCAGCGCGATTTTGTTCACCTGACTTCATCTCGCCCCACAGGTGTGGCCGGGGCTGACCTCCCAGCGTGTACCGGGTAATCGTTTATGGCGCGGGTTGTTAAAGAACGGCGGGTCTCTTAAGGCCCTTCGCAGTGGCTGTATGTCGCTGCGATGGGTGTAAATTAACCGCCGGTTTCTTCGTCGTCAATACCGGCGGTTAATTAATTTTTCGAAAGATTTAGTTATCCTTTGGCTTTACTGTATGGATGTACAGCTATCAGGAGCGAAGTAGATGGCGATGGCAAAAAAACAAATTCAACCTGAGAGAGGAGCTATGTCAGGCCTAGAGCGGCTATCGCTCAGGGTGTCATCGATGATCAATCACCCGGTCGCGCAGATTCAGCGATGGGTGACGATCCATCGGCTGGACACGGATGGAGAGAGGGAGTGGGAGGAGGTGATGGGATTGTTGTCAGAGACGGAGTGCATAGACATGACATTCAATGACGACGACTCAGTGACGCTCAGGTGGGATCCTCAAGGCGAGGAGGAGAGGAGCGCCGAGGTGGAAAATCTATTTGAAGTGGCGCTGGAGGAGCCCGCACCGTTCTAATCGACAGAAAAAGCCCGCTAGTTTGCGGGCTTTTGTAATTCATTGTTGGCTAAATCTAGTAATTCAGTCGTAGTCGATAATTATAAGCACGCTTTTTGCGGTGTCGTATAAATTAATTATCGAGTATGAGAATAAGGAAAAAAGCAAAACCGGATATACAGCGGCCAGTTCTTTTGACTGCTTGACTAGCTCGGAGTCGGCAACAGTAAGCAAAATCACCGATATAACAATTAGGGCGATTTGTTCTTTGATCGATAGCAGCATCTCATTTTTTGTCGCCTGAAAAGCTTCCGACCCAGCGCCAGCTTTATCTATTAACTCTCGTATTTTAGTCAGAACAATGCCCATTGTTCCCGAATTGATAGCGAGTAGCGCGATCAGCAAAGTGATTAGGTTGCCTTTCAAGAAGGTGATGAGGAACTGGCTCTGACAAAACGATTGCAGCAGCTGGCATAGATATCCTATACCTAGTGCAATTAGCGTATTTGTCAGTACCTGCTTTATCATTTCATCAGTTCCTTGAGTATGTTGGCGATATCCTCCGCCGATCCATCCAGTTTAGCATCTCCTATCTCAATTTCCTTAACTTCATTTGCAGTATTTATTTTCTTCTTAACGCCGCTTAAAGTAATTGAAACACTGCCTCCGCCGTCACTCGTGTAAGATGCTAGTCCGTCTACTGTCGGGTCGGCCTTATCGAGCACTAGCGAGGCGCCTGGGTCCGCTTCGATTGCAAGCGTGCTTTTCACGGCGTTAGTTTTCTTCGCAAATGAGCGCAGGTCCTCGGGAAGGGCCTTTGAGATTGAGGCCATGTTAGGAGTAACAAGCTCGAACTCAACCTTTTTGATTTTTCCGCGATGTTTTTCGACAAGATCCCAGAAAACTCGTTTTTCAATCAGAGGCTCTACTGATGATATTAGCTGGTGTCGAGCTAATGGCTCTTCAATAGACTTCATAATTATTTTTGCAACAGCTCGCGAATGCTGAAAGGCTTGAAGTCTGTGTTGCACTGCAATGAGCTGTATTTCTGGATCGTTCCAGATGGCTACTAATATTTTTGGCCAGTTGTCAACGGATTTTACGCTGAAGTCCTTCGTTTCGAGATTTACTGACCTATTTACTGCCACCCTAAATAGAAAGAAGTCTTTATCTTCGTAAAGTCTTTGAACATTTATTTCGGCTCTTTCGCTTTTGAATGCAGTGGGCAGCTTTAAAGCTTCAGCAAATATCCGATTTTTCTGCTCTATCAAATCGTCGACTGATTTAGGGCCGTATAGGTCACCTTGAAAATATCGATCTCTTGGAAGTAGCTGATACCTGAAGAGATTAAAACGAGTCTTTGACATTGTTAACTTCCTGTCGAGGCCTTCGCTTCCCTGTCATGCGGTTATGCGTGCCAATTTAATTGATAGTTAGGCTTAGCATTACACCAGCTGGGCATTCCAAACGAGGAGTACGCGAGCCTGTATAAAGGTTTCGTCTGCTCTTATCGTCTGCGGTGGGTGCCGTTCGTTATCTGAAATCATCTTGATCTGATCATCACCGACCCACTGGAGACGCTTGATGTAGAGGTGACCTTCCCAGGAAAACATGTAGATCCCATCCCCCACGAATTCCCGGATGCTGATGTCGACCAGGAGCGGATCGCGATGCTTGATCGTCGGCGCCATCGATTGGCCCCAGCCGGTCACCATTTTCAAATGAAAATGCTCTTTGAATTCGACACCCATCTCGCGAAGGTGCTGGGGGCTGACTCGGACATCCTGCAGCATCTCGGGATAGTCGTGCGGGATCTGGCCACCGCCCATCGCAGCGCGAACGTCGTAGTGCGCGATCCACACCTCATCACCCACAACGCCTGGCCGGTAGTAGTCAATCTCGATTGCGCCCCCGCCATCATCTGCTTCAGCTGCGGCCATCAATCGCTGCCTGGCAGTGTCAGTAAGTCCCTTGCCCTGCTTTTCGAGCATCTGACGAACCATCTCAGCGGCTGAAAGCTCCGAAGTCGATGGCGCTTCAGCGACACTTGTCAGCCCACTGATCTCGCGCGCGAGTCGTTTACTGAAGCGCTCGACTGGTACGTCAAGTAAGCGCGATAGAACCGCCGCAAACTTGGCGTTCAGCGGATTCGTTCCGTTCAGATACATCGCTACCGCAGCGGCCGAGATATCAGCCTCTGCAGCAAGACTTGCCTGGGTCAATCCGAGGGCGTTCTTTTTCGACACGAAAAGCGCCTTCGCGGCGTCGCACTCAGCTTTCAGTTCTGGGGATAGCTCTTTCTTTTTGCTCATCCGTGAAATTTAACCGTTGGTTAATTTTATTGCGGCAACCGCCGGTGTTGCTAGAAAACTAACCGGCGGTTAACATTGCGTCTGACAAAGTTTGCTGAGGCAACGACATGAAAAAGACGCCACTGCCGGAACTGGTTGAGCGAATTGGTCAGTCCGCTGTCGCCAAGGGCCTTGGCGTTAGCGCACCAGCCATTTCCAAAGCCTTGAAGGCGGCCAGGGAAATTCTGGTTATCGAACATGAGGACGGGAAGTTGACAGCGGAAGAAATTCGTCCGTTTCCGTGCCAGCTGCCAGTTCAAAGAACCGCCGCCTGACATCCCTGCCCGCCAATCCATTGAAGCCAGATTAGAAGAGAGCAGTCCCCATGGAAACGTCCAGTTCAAGACACACCGCACAAACCCGAGATCAGGTCTTGGTGGCGCATGCCGCCAACCAGATCGCCCGAACCAGCCTGAGCCAGGATGACTTTGCCCAAGCCTTGAGCCGGGAAATCTACGTGCGCGTGCCGGAGGCGAAGATCAAGGAAGCCAAGGTTCCAGACTTCGCTGAGTTGGCGCGCCTGAACGACGTTGGCGAGTTCGTGAAAGCGACGGGCCGCTGGCTGAAGCGCGTACAGCGCTGGCTATCCGGTGATCAGGAGATGCCGACTTGGCTGGAAGAGTCATGGGTGAATGCTCTGGAACCCGAGTTCCGCGACCACTGCATCAACGAGTTGGCCGGGCGCCACGGCTTGATCGGCGCCCGCCAGATGCCGAGCGACCAATGCGCCAACAAAAGCTTCGGTGCGCTGATTCGCGCGCTGGGCGACGTGATCGATACCGGCAGTGAAGTCTTTGACGACCAGGTGATGTGCGAAGAGGACCTGCCGCACCTGCCGGCATTCGCCGAACAATGCCGTCAGGTTGAAGCGCGGGCAGGGGAGTTAGGTCGGAAGGCTGAAGCACTGATCGCAAAACACAAACCGAATTTGAAGCTTGCCTGAATCCCGGGCACAAAAAAGCCGACGGAGAAGGTCGGCTGATTCGCAAAACTAGAGAGCAGCGATTATGCAGAGCCAACCCAATTCCAGCAATACCCCGAACAGTGTCGCGACACGTTTTCAGAATGCTCAAAACGTGTCGCGAGCTTCTATCTTTTCCGTTCACGTCAGGAACACCTGACATGCAGTTCACCGTCACGATCAACCAGGTGAAGGCGCTCGAGTGGGGGCTTAACTCACAGCAGGCCCTGCTGTTTGCCTTCGTCTACGGCTGCCCGAGCTGGACCAAGCCAATCAAGACGGACGATGGGATCTTCTTCGCGCTGAGCAAGGCCAAAATCATCGAGGAGCTACCTCTCCTCACCGACAAGCCGGACACCGCTTACCGCATGCTGAAGGCCCTGGAAGAGGCCGGTTTAATTGAGCTTTCCAGCACTTCGAATATCACGCTGTTCCGCCTGACCGAGAAGGCGATCGAGTGGAACCAGAAGCTGGATGGGTCGGAAAAATATCCGACCCCACCAAAGAACGAAGGTCGGAAAAAAATCCGATCTACCTCGGAAAAAAGTCCGAGCAAGGTCGGAGAAAAATCCGAGTCAGGGTCGGAAAAATCTCCGACAAATCAGGATACCAATCATCAGGGTACTAATCAGGATACCAGTCAGGACTTGCAAGGCAGCCCGGACAAGCCGGCCCGCAACTTGGTGCTGGTGGTTGATCGCACCGACGCGCCACGGGTTGAGATTCCCGCCGACATGCCTGGCCCAAAAGACCAGTCATGCAAAACCTTCAAGGTCTGGGCGAACTACGCCATGGCCTACCGCAAGCGATACAGCACCTGGCCGGTCTGGAACGCCAAGGTAGGTGGTCAGCTCGGCCAATTGGTCGATCGCCTCGGCGTCGATGTCGCCCATCACGTCGCCGCGCACTACCTGAAAACCAGCGATGCCGCAGTCCTGCGCAAGTGCCACAGCCTCAACGAACTGCTGGCAAATGCCGAGAGCTACCACACCCAGTGGGTGACCGGTCAGCGCATCAACGGGACAACCGCACGCCAGATGGAACGCACCGAGGCGAATGTCTCCGCCGCCGAACAGGCTGCACAAATGGTCTTGGCCAAGCGCCAAGCAGGGGAGCGCAATGAGTACCTTTGAAATGAACGACCAGCAGGTTGCGGGGCTCGCTGCTGCGATCTGCGCCACCGCCGAGGCCATGGGGCAGGAGATGAACCCAGGCACTGCGGCGATCATGGCCGAAGACCTCTGCGCTTACCCGGTGCCGGTCGTGAAAGCAGCGCTGAAGGCCTGCCGTTTTGAAGTGAGAGGCAAGTTGGCAATGGCCGACATTCTCCAGCGAGTTCAAATCGCCGACGGGCGCCCGGGCAAGGACGAGGCCTGGGCGATCGCCATGACCACCAACGATGAATTCGAAACCGTGGTGCTGACCGACGAAATCCAGCTCGCGCTGGCAGCCGCGAAACCTGTTCTCGATGCCGGCGACAAGGTTGGTGCACGCATGGCGTTCAACAGCGCTTACGAGCGTCTGGTAGGGCAAGCCCGGGAGGACAGCAAAGAGGTGAACTGGCATGTGTCTGTCGGCTTCGACGCCAACCGCCGCACGCAGGCGATCACCAAAGCCCTGCAAATGCAGCGAATCCCACAGGAGCGCGCTCAGCAGTACCTGGCCGACTTGAGTGTCGCGCCGGTCACTGAAGACGGCCGGGCCGTCGTCGCGCTGCTCACCGGTGAGATCGCGCGGCCTTCCCCAAAACTGCGCGAGAAGCTCGCCGCGGTGAAGGACTCGATGCTGGCCATGCGCAAAGCCTCGGACGAGGAAAAAACAGAACTGCGAATTTTGGCAGCCAACGATCTGGCCGATCGCCGGGCGCTGCTGATTCGGCAGGCCGAACAATTGGAAGCAGGGAGCGCTGCTCAA